ATCTTAGAACAATTATCTACAGGATATCTATCATTAAACGTTGCTTCAGCTGATCAAGCATTAGCATTAGACAATGGTGCAACATCAAATGGTAAAAATTTGTATTTTAAACTTACAGGTACATTAGCAGCTAATAGAACAGTCACTGTTCCAGATACAGCTGAAAGAGTAATGATTTTTCAAGATGCAACAACTAGAGAAAGCTCTGGAACTGTAAAAACTTTAACTATTAAAACTGTATCAGGCACAGGTGTGCTGGTTCCTTCAGGAGCAACCGTATTAGTATACTCAGATGGTACAAACATTAATCTTGGTATGCAAGATAAAGGATATATTACAATCAACTCTGCAACAGTTACAGCGTATACAACATCTGCAGGTGAACAAATTTTTGCAAATACAACTACAAACCCAATAACAATCACGCTACCAGCATCACCTTCTACAGGTGATGAAGTTGTTATCGTTGATGCTAGAGGAACTTTTGGATCTAACAATTTAATTATTAATAGAAACGGTGAGCCTATTGAAGGGGCCGCTGCCAATGATACATTAAGCACGAACGGTCAATCTATAACTTTAGCTTATGTAGATTCTACAAGAGGCTGGACGTACAAAACTAACACGGCGTAAGGAGCACGGACCATGGCTCTTATTGAATACAATTTCTTACCTGGAATTGATAAACAAGATACAACTGCAGGCGCAGAGAATAGATGGGTAGATTCTGACAACGTTAGATTTAGATATGGTTTACCAGAAAAAGTAGGTGGTTGGTCTTCTTTAATATCAGATACGATTACAGGTGTCGCAAGAAAACTTCATGCATTTGTAGACCTTAACGGAAACAGATATGTTGCAATAGGAACAGATAAATTTTTACTTTTATACTTTGAAGGACAAGTTTATGACATCACACCATTAAAAGCTACATTAAGTTCTTCTACAATTGCAACTGTAGATGCTTCAGCTGTTTGTACAATAACAACTTCTACATCACACAATCTGGAACCTGGAGATATTGTTTTATTAGATAGTGTAACTTTACCAGGTGGTACAGGTTTTAGTGCATCAGACTTTGAAGATAAACTATTTCAAGTAACATCAGTGCCTTCACCTACAACTTTTACAATTACACAAAGCAGTAATGCTGGTGCAACTGTTTCAACAGGTGGAAGTATTGCAGTTAAACCCTATGAAAGAGTCGGTCCTGCCGCTCAGTCTTATGGTTATGGCTGGGGTATCTCGCAATGGGACGGTTCAGTATCCGGTGCTGCAACATCTACATTGAACGGATCACTAAGTGCAAACTCTGCAGGTACCGGTGGGTCAGGAACAAGTATTACATTAGCTGCAACTACAAACTTTAGTTCTTCAGGTAGAATATTGGTAGAAGAAGAATTGATTTCTTACGCATCTGTCTCATCACCAAACTTGCAAAGTATAGTTAGAAATGTAGATGGTACAGATAATGCTGCACACAATACAGGAGTAACAGCTACAGATGCTACAAATTTTTCTGACTGGGGTGAAGCAGTTCTTGCATCAGAAGTAACTCTTGAGCCAGGACTTTGGTCGTTAGATAATTTTGGTCAAGTATTAATTGCAACAGTTGCAAACGGTAAAACATTTACATGGAACGCAGGTGCAGCGACACCTCTAACCACAAGAGCCTCTACAACAACATCTGGTTTTGCAACAGGCAGTAATCCAACTGCATCAAGACTAACATTGATATCACCAACAACACGTCACTTATGTCATTTTGGAACAGAGACAACGATTGGAGATACTACAACACAAGACGATATGTTTATAAGATTTTCAAATCAAGAAGACATAAATAGTTATACTATTACAGCAACTAACAGTGCCGGTGATTTTAGATTACAAGATGGTACAAAAATTATTAGTGCTATTAAAGCAAAAGAAACGATTTTAGTATTTACAGATAACGCATTATACACAATGAAATTTGTAGGCGCTCCTTTTACATTTAGTTTTGAACAGGTAGGTACAAACTGTGGATTAATTGGTAAAAATGCGGTCGTTGAAGTAGATGGTGCTGCGTTCTGGTTATCTTCAAATGGTTTTTTTATGTTTGATGGTACAGTTAAATCACTACCATGCACCGTAGAAGATTTTGTATTCAATAATTTTGACACTACAAAAGGTCAACAAGTTGCAGCAGGAATCAATAACTTATTTACAGAAGTTGTCTGGTATTATCCATCACAAGGTTCTAGTTATAATGATAAATATGTTGTGTTTAATTATGGTGAATCTAGCTCTTCTAGAATGCCTGGTGGTATATGGTACACAGGAACCGAGTCAAGAACATCTTGGATTGATGCCATAGTATATCCAAAACCTTTTGGTACAAAATACGATGCATCAACTAACGGGACATTTCCTGTAGTAATAGGTCAAGATGGATTAGGACGAACACAGTTTTTCGAACACGAGGTAGGAACAGACCAGGTTAACCAAGATGGTTCAACAACAGCAGTTACATCTTTTGTAAAATCTTACGATATAGATCTAGAACAAAGACAAACTATGGTTCCTGGACAACGTGGTGGACCAAAAGTTTCAGGTGAATTTTTCTTAGCAATGAGAAGATTTGTACCTGATTTTAAAGCATTAACTGGAAATGCAAAAGTAAGTTTAGCTATTAAAAGATATCCACAAGAATCGGATAGTACAACTACATTGAGTCCTTTTACAGTAACTTCAACAACTACTAAAAAAGATACTAGAGCTCGAGGTAGATTTATAAATGTTAAAATAGAAAATGATAGTTCCGGTGAAGAGTGGAGATTTGGAACATTAAGGCTTGATGTACAAGCAGATGGTAGAAGATAATGACAAAAATAAATATAAGAATACCAGAACCTAAAGAAGAATACGATGTATCTAACCAAAAACAAATTAACAGGGCTTTAACTATTATGAAAGATCAGTTAAACTCAACTTTTTTAAACGAACTAAAACAGGAGCAAGAGAGATTCTCTTGGTTTATAGGTGGCTAATATATACAAAAACGCAAAGGTAGATTTAAGTACCACAGATAATACTACAGTGTATACAGCACCTTCTGATTCTAGAGCAATAATTAAAAGTATTCTAGTGTCCGAGGACGCTGGATCGGGGACCACGGTAACTTTAACTGTAACTGACGCTGCTTCAGCAGTATTTAATTTATTTAAAGATAAATCAATAGGCTCAAAAGTAACAACAGAGCTGCTAACTCACCCTTTAATTTTAGAAGAAAATGAGGTATTAAAGGCACAAGCGGCTGATGCAAATGAATTACATATAATTGCATCAATATTGGAAATAAATAGGGAATAGTATGTCATTTATTGAAACAGAAGCATCGTACAGAATAGAAGTAATAAACGGTAAACCGGTTAAAATTATTACACCGCAAACAGAAGTAACATTAACAAATACAAAAACAGGTCAAGAGTATAACTCGGATGCGGAAGCTATGCAAGACGTTCAAGATCCAAACACAGAAACTGTAGCTGACGATATTAAAAGAGATGTTAAAGTAACGGTAGAAGCTTTACCAATAGGAGGCAACGCTAAATTATAATGCCACCAGGATTTTATAACCCATACGATCAACAAGTATATGATGCAGGTTTTAAATTTATACCTCAAAGTAAATTTTTAATAAACCCATTTCAAATACCTCAAGATAGCGATTCAGGAACAGGAAACACTCAGGGTGGATTACCTACGTTAAATGTAGGTGGTGGAGGTGGAGGTGGAGCATTACAGGCTGGTGATATAAATTATGATAGTTTTGCAAAAGCTGGTTTTGATGCATATGCAAATAGACAACCAACACCGTTGGTTGATGATCTATATCAAAGTAAAGTTGATAAAACTTTTATGGGTTTTCCAAGTTATAGACAACAAGAACTAACTGGTCCAGACATGGGAGAGTATATTGGCTCTGGCACAGATATTCCTTTAGAATTAACTAGAGCTGGTAAGATACAAGAAAGCCTTGGAGGTATTAAAGAAGGTTTAGGAAGTTTAACAGAAAAATTTAAAGGTATTGGTCCTATAAGCGCAATACTAGGATCGATAGACAAGTTTGATACACTGCCTGCATTAGATCAACAGTTTATAAAACAAAGCATGGGATACAGAGGTCCAACAGTATTTGGTGAAAACACTGGAGGCGGATATGTAGATCCTTTTGGTGTCAATGTTAGATCTGCATTTGGTAACTATGCAGAAAAAGTTAGGGATGATTTTAGTAGTCTTGGTGATAGTTTATCAGGAAGATTATCTGAAAAATACGGAGTGTCATTTGATCCTAAAACAGGAATGTTTGTAGGTGAAGATGAAGAAGCTGTAGCTAGAGCAAATAAAATGACTAAAATGATGAGAGCAAAATATACTTTTAGACAAAAACAAATTCAGCAACAAGAATTTGATAAGAAAATAGCTGCTCAAAAAGAAAAAGCTAGATTAGCAGAAATAGAAAGAATTAAAAACTTAGGAAAAGGGCCTTATGATCCTGGTGTACATGGATCAACTGATTATGGAAGAGGCAGTGATGGCCAACAATCTTACAGTGGCGATGCTATAGGAGCAGGAAATTTAGGATTTGGTGTAGGTGCAACAACTGGTGGTCCCGTAAGTAATAAAACTGGTAGAGGAAGACAGGATTACATGGATGGTGGCATAGTAGATATGCTAGAGATATATGATTGATTATAGGAGAAAAAGACTATAAAAAGGTAAAACTATGGCAATTTCAAGAATGAATATGGAAAGACAAATGCGTAATATGGGTGGCATCATGGGTCTCGAAGACCAGAGACAAGGATATTTCTTAGGTAAATTAGTTAAGAAGATAACTAAACCAATTAAAAAAATAGTTAAATCACCACTAGGTAAAGCTGCTTTATTAGCCGCAG